AATTCGAGCGGAAAAGGCAACGGATGGCGACAGTGAATTAATAGATGATTGGATAAAAGCAGTAGAGGGGTGTGAGGATGATGACTAAAACGCTTGAGATATTTCAAAAGCGTATCCCTCTCTACAGGAAAAATATAAAACTATTTGCATGGGAAATGTTCAAATTCATACCGGACAAATGGCAAGATGATGTGTTTTGCGATATAGTTACCGATAATCGTATTACTGTAAAATCGGGGCAGGGTGTGGGAAAGACAGCAATAACGGCAATAATCCTATTGTGGTTTCTAAGCTGTTTTTCATATCCGAGAATAGTTGCAACGGCTCCGACCAAGCAACAACTGAATGATGTATTGTGGTCCGAAGTGGCGAAGTGGCAAGAAAAATCACCTGTGCTGAAAAAGATACTGAAATGGACAAAGACGTATGTTTATATGAAAGGTCATGATAAGCGGTGGTTTGCCGTGGCAAAAACGGCAACAAAGCCTGAAAATATGCAAGGTTTTCATGAAGACAATATGTTGTTCATAGTAGATGAGGCTTCAGGTGTTGCGGACGCTATTATGGAAGCTATACTTGGTACATTGTCAGGTGAAAACAACAAGTTATTGATGTTAGGAAATCCGACAAAGACTTCTGGCGTGTTTTATGACAGTCACACGGTAGACCGAGCATTATATAAATGTCATACGGTCAATTCCGAGAATGTGGCACGAGTCAATAAAAAGAATATAGAAAACCTAAAAAAGAAATACGGCGAGGACAGTAATGTTGTTCGTGTTCGTGTATATGGTGAATTTCCAACACAAGAAGATGATGTGTTTATACCGCTTTCTATAATTGAACAGTGCAGCAGTAAGTTGTATGAACTTCCCGACAGCAATAAATCACCCAATATTATATTAGGTGTAGATATAGCTCGTTTCGGAAATGACGAAACTATTATATACCGCAACGCACAAGGAAGATTAAAAATCATGGCCGAGCGTAAAGGTCAAGACTTGATGGCGACCGCTGGTGACGTTATAAGAATATATAAAAAAACAATCAATGAGTTTCCCGAATACAGAGGAAAAATATATGTCAACATTGATGATACGGGCTTAGGCGGCGGTGTGACAGACCGACTAAAAGAAGTCAAAAAGGAACAGCAGCTATATAGATTAGCCGTTGTTCCTATTAATGCTGCTGAAAAAATTGAAACTGATACAAAGGCGGGTAAAGAGGCGGCAGAGTATTATAATAACCTTACAACGCATATGTGGGCGTGCTTGAAAGAGCTACTAGAACATAAAGAAATCGAATTAGAAGATGACGCTGATACAGTAGCACAGCTTTCAACACGAAAATATAGAATAGCTTCAAACGGAAAGCTTGAAATTGAGGGCAAAGACGAAATGAAAAAACGAGGTTTGAAATCACCCGACAGAGGAGATGCTGCTGCATTATCAGTATATCTTGGTAAGATAAAGAAATATACAGGCAGTATGCCAAATATCAGTGACGGTCTGAAAAAAGAAAGCGAATGGATGATGAGGTGACTGAAATATGGGTTACATGAAAGAATTTGGTCGTGCAGGTCAAAAGCGTACAGGCGGAATTTTTTACGAGGAATTCTTACCGGAACTGCAAGGAAAAAAGGGTATAGAAACATATCGTGAAATGGCTGACAATGATGATGTAGTTGGAGCTATTTTATTTGCGGTTGATATGCTAATACGAGGTTGTTCATGGGACACTCAACCGGGCGGCAATACTCCAGCGGATGAGGAAGCGGCTGATTTTGTGTGGCAATGTATGAATGATATGACTGAAACGTGGATTGACACAATATCAGAAATATTGTCTATGTTGACATACGGATGGAGTGCTCACGAAATTGTATATAAGCGTCGAATGGGACGTAAAAAAGATATTCGTCTGAACAGTAAATATAATGACGGTCGAATAGGGTGGCAGAAGTTACCGATACGTTCACAGGAAACTTTGTACAGATGGGAATATGATGATAATGATAATCTGTTGGGATTAACGCAAATGCCACCGCCGAAGTTTGATTTAATCACAATTCCTGCAAATAAATTATTGCTATTCCGTACGAAAAGCAGTAAAGGAAACCCCGAAGGACGCAGTATATTGCGTAATTCGTACCGCTCTTGGTACTTTAAAAAGCGAATACAAGAAATTGAGGGTATAGGAATTGAACGTGATTTGGCAGGTTTACCTGTAATGACCGCGCCTGAAGGTGTTGATATATGGGATAATGATGATAAAAACATGGTCAGTGCAAGACGTGAAGCGGAACGATATGTTAAAAGTATACGTCGCGATTCATTGGAGGGAGTTGTAAAGCCTGAAGGCTGGAAGCTGGAATTACTTACAAGCGGCGGAAAGCGTAATTTTGATACAAACGCTATTATTGAAAGATATGATACACGAATTGCAATGACGGTCTTAGCTGATTTTATAATGTTGGGACATCAGAGTACAGGAACATATAATCTCGGCAGTGATAAGTCACAGATGTTTTCTGTGGCAATAGGTGCGTATCTTGATATGATAGCGGAAGTGTTTAACAACAAAGCTATCCCCGATTTAATAGATATGAATGGTGATACATTTAAAGATATTACGGATTATCCAAAGATAATACATGGCGAAATTGAAAATAGAAATATAAGTGAACTTGGTGACTTTATTCAGAAAGTTTCAAGTGCAGGGTTTATTTCGCCCGATGAACAACTTGAAGATTATCTTCGTGACGCCGCAAAGCTGCCGGAACGTGCAGATTACTCCGGTAATGGCGGAACATCACCCGAAAAGAGCGAATTCAAAGAGGAATAATATAAATATATGTTTACATTCAGAAAAGCAAGGAGAATATTTGAAAAAATACGCAAACCCGATAGAAGTAAAAAAGGTGAAAATGCGCTACAACGTATTCGTAATATGTTGAATAAATACGAAACTCCGATAACATTGGCATTATTATTTTTATGGGATGACTATAACATAGATGAAGAAACAGCAGATGAAGTCATGAGCGGTAATGAGAGCGTAGAAGATGTACATGCACCGTTTGATTCCAATCTGCGTGATTTTGAAAATGAAACATTGACACCAACCTTAGAGCATATTGGCGAAGAAAGATTTGAAACCGCATATGAAGATAATAAAGACTTGATAAGTATCAATACCGAAATATCAGATGATGATAACGAAAATAATGAAGATAGTCAGTTTGATTATTCTGCATTTTACACCAAATGGTGTGATGAAAGAGCGGGTAATCTTATTGCAAATATCAATGATACACAGAGAGAAAATGTTAAAAGCATTATAAATACTGCATTACAACAAGGTGATACACCGTATTTTGCCGCCCGTAGAATAAAAGATACGGTAGGATTAACAGAGCGACAGCTTAATCAGAATACCCGCTATTATGAAAATATGCGGAATACTCTGCGTGAGAATAATCCTAAATTAACTGATTATGAAATTAACAGCAGAGCTGCAAAGGCGGCAAGACGGATGGCAGACAAACAACGGACCAAACGGGCAAAAGATATAGCACGAACTGAAATTGTTACAGCACATAATCAGGCAACCAGAGCGTACATACAATGGGCGATAGAACATAGATATATGCAGAATGTATATAGACGTTGGGTAACATCAAACAATGACAATGTTTGCCCGATTTGCGTTGCATTGAACGGACAGGCAGTACCATTTGATAAACCATATAATGTACCGTCCGATATTAAATATAACGGTCCTGAGATAATGGCACCGCCGGTACATACAAATTGTTGTTGTGGCGAAGAATTTTTCACAGGTGACAATAATAAAATACCGAGTGTTCCAAACAAATGGGACAGTATGAGCGAGGCGGAAAAGAAAGCATGTGTTAATTATTATGCCGATAAATCGCAATATGCAGAATATAAAAAACAGCTTGGGACTGAAAATGTCCCTAAAACTCTTGAAGATTTCCAAAAATTAAAGTATAATAATAAAGAGGAATGGGACAAATTAAAGGCTGCATATAGAGTTACAAAGTCTGAACGAAGTGGCTATAAATATTCGACTGATGGAACATTTATAGCAACCAACCATAGAAAAGGTGGCTCTGTTCCAAGACAATTAAAGCCATATGCAGTGTTAGATTTAGAAAAATCGGATGGACATATAGAACGTACAATATATGACAAAGACGGATATATGGTAAAACAAATTCATCCTACGGATCACGGCAATCCAAAACAACATCCATATGGTAAAAACGGAGAACATATTCATACATACAAGTGGAAAGACGGAACTTTGGAAGAACGAAGAACTCGAGACATAACGGATTCAGAAAGAAAGGTCAATGGTGATATTTTATGAAATTAAATTCAGAAGAAATAAAAAATTTAATATTATCGCTTGTACAAGATGTGGTATTCGAATATGACAATAAGACTTGTTGTATCAATCCATGGAGTAGGACTAAATTTGAAGTGGGTTATAATGACATTGTGAAGATATATTCGGATATAGATGATTTAATGAATGATACCATTTTTGATGGACGTTCATTAAGTGATATAGCGGATGAAATTGAAATTGAATAATGTTTAAAAATGAAATTTATAAATTAACACGTTGGTTTTAAATCAGCGTGTTTTTTTGATGCTAAAATTTTAGGAGGTTGATTAAATTGAAAAGTTTTAATGATTACATCATTCACAAGGCAAGGGATGAACCTGAAAAGGTAGTAAAGGCACGTTTTAATGTACAGAAATCATATGAAGAACAACACCTGGTATTTGGTTGGGCGAATGTATCGGCTCGTGCCAACGGCGAAAAAATCACCGATTGGCAGGAAGATATTATTGATATTGACGAACTTGAAAAAGCAGTTTATCGTTATGTTGAGTTTTATGGTGACGGTGGCGAACTTCATGAACGTGGCGGTGTAGCCACAATGATTGAAAGCATGGTGTTCACCAAAGAAAAACTCAAAGCATTAGGTTTGCCTGAAGATGCATTAGCTGACGGTTGGTGGATAGGTTTTCATGTGACGGATGAAAGCGTGTGGAAAAAAGTTAAAGATGGTACATACTCAATGTTCAGTATTGAGGGTGAGGCTATCAGAGAGGAGGTAGAGGGTAATGCCAAATAAGTTAAAAAATTTGAATATTACAAAGGTTGATTTAGTGCCGGAGGGTGCCAATCCTGACGCATTTGTTACAATGTACAAGTCTAAAACTCCTATAAGAAAGAGCGGTGAGGCTGAAAGTTTTGCTGCAAAATTAAAGGATATTAAATTGGACGATGTAGTTAGGCAAATATGGCAATACACAGAATCGCTAAGTAGTAGTCTTATTTCAATTCTTAGAGATGATAACGTTACAGATAAAAAATCTGCAATGGATAAAAGTCTTGAAGAATTTTACGGTGCCGCTACACTTTCAACAGAAAAATGGAGCGGCGGCAGTGTAAGTGACTATATTGCGACAGGTTCGGAAGAACCACAAACAGCCACGATTGTGAAGGCATTAAAGGCAGAAACACTCGGTATATTAAAAAGTAATAATGAAGGAGCTGATAATGATATGAAAATTGAAGATATTGATAAGGATAAGCTAACTGATGAAGAAAAGAAGCAGTTGGAGGCTATCGTTAATAAGGCTGGTATAACGAAGCCTGAAGATGATGACAATGGCAAAAATGACAATAAAGACGACAAGGACGTTAAGAAGATTAAGGGTGAACCGATAAATCATGATCCGGAAGATATTTATAAGGGACTTCATCCGGCAGTTGCGGCCGAACTTAAAAGTTTAAGAAAAGCTCGTGACGAGTCGGAAGAAAGAGAACTTACGGCTATTGCAAAAAAGTATGAAGTTATAGGCAAAAAGTCCGAAGAACTTATACCTACACTAAAGAGCCTAAAAGACGCAGGCGGTACAGCATATCAAGATATGATTGGTGTATTGGATACGGCGGTTGAGGCAGTAGAAAAGTCGGGTGCATTTACTGAAATCGGCAAGAGTGGTCATTCTGATGTGGCAGGCTCTACTACCATTGCCAAGGCTCGTGCTATTGCTGATGAAATCAAAAAGTCAAATCCGAATATGAGTGATACAGAAGCTATGGCAAAAACATGGGAAACACACCCTGAGCTTATGAAAGACTATGATGATGAGATTGGAGGTTGGTATTAATGGCAAAGCAGTATATGACAAACGGAATTAATACATCAGCTACTCGTGTGGGTATTGTAGCTAACGATATGGAAAACGTCGCCGGCAAAGCCGTTAAGTTGAACAGTGACGGTTTATTGGAATTTTGTAACACCAAAGGGGAAATGCCTATCGGTATTGTTACTATTGACAATGAGGCAGACGTTTCAAAGGGCGATAATGTTACATATCAAATATTTGCTGTTGGTATTGCGGCTATAAGTGCCACAGTAACAGCCGGAACAGAATTAACACCCGGTTCGGACGGTACATTAGTTGCCGCTGAAGCGGGTGATTTTGTATGTGCAATAGCAATGAATGATTGTAATGCAAATGCAATGGGAACAGTCAAAAGAGTTGACTACTACAAAAAGGAGGCTAAATAATGGGTACAGAAGTTTTTGATAGAATAAGAAAGGGTAAAACACCTATCAATGTTCCGCTTACGAATATCAGTACGGCATATTTTCAGGGCAAGAGTGGCGGAGCAACGTCTTTCTTCCCAGAAGTGCCTGTGCAACTTTCAAGAGCGTCATATTATCAATTTTCAAAAGCAGATTTGTTAAGAGATAATGTAAGCCCTAAGCCTATTTTAGGTAAAGTTGATCCTACCGTTATCGGTTACGAAACTGACGATTATAAGTGTGTGCCTGAACAAATTATTTTGGGTTATGATGATATTATCCAATCAGATGTAGCACGTATGGGAGCTAAAGGAATAATGCAATTACGTCAAAACAAAGCGAGGGTTATTGCTGAACAGATATTTATTCATCAAAACAAGGTATTTGCACAAAAATACTTTAAAAAAGGTGTATGGGGTGCTGATTTAACTGGCGGTGTATCGGTAAGCTCAGGTTCTACTGATTTTGTATCGTTTGACAATGATAATTCAAATCCTATCAAGTTTATATCCGATTGCATTACTGCGATGAAGAAGTCTACAGGAAGAAAACCTAATAAACTTGGATTGGGACAGCGTGTATTTGATGCACTAATTAATCACCCCGACATAATGAATCGTGTTATTTATGGCGGGAACACTGCTTCACCTGCAATGGTTACTACAAAATCATTGGCTGCTATTTTGGGGGTAGATGAGGTTGTCGTATTTGACGCTATATGGAACAGTGCAAATCTTGGTGAAGAAGAAAATACAGGTTTTATCTGCGATGAAAATGCAATGCTTTTGGCATACGCTACACCAACACCAATGATTGATGAGGCAACTGCCGGATATACATTCCGTTGGGATATGGGCACAGGAAATATTCTTCCTATCATTGAATGGGAAGGTGATGAGGGAACGTATTCTCATTACATCGGCGGTATGATTTCGCAGGATATGAAAGTAGTATGCAAGGACTTGGGTATCTATTTCCAAAATGCCGTTACCCCTGAAAACTGATTTAAGGAGGTGTGATTACTCTATGAGATACACAGCACTTAAATCTTGCCGTATTGGCGGCAACAACTATAACAAGGGTGATATAATTCAACCTAATAAATTGTCTGCATATGAGGGGCTAAAACTGGTTAGATACGGTATCCTAAGCGAGTTACCTATTAATGCAGAGGAAATGGTTGAACCGATACAATTTGTTGTATCGATACCGATTTTATCACAAGACGGAAAAAGCATTAATTGTACTGCGGACGATGTAACAGAAATTTTCCGTGTACTTCAAATGTCGGCCACAGATGCGGCGGAATATATAAAGAATATTAACAGTGATTCTGTATGTGACGTATTAGGCGCAGTTGATACGAGAAAAACCGTTTTAGCGGCAATTTCAAAGCATACAACAGAGCAGGAAGAAGATAGTGGCGGTGATGAGTAATGCCGAGATACTCATATAATCCCAATGCAATTACGGAAAACGGAGTTGACCGATTGAGGTTTGAACTGGGAGATACAACATTCAATCCGGCAGAGTTGACAGCAGCTTTGTCGGATGAGGAGTATCAAGCGGTTTTGGATATGAACAGACATTGGAAACGTGCTAAATTAGCAGCGTTGGAAGCTATTCTAATGAAGTTTGCACACTCTTGCACTACAAAAATAGGTCCTGTGTCGTATGATTTTTCAAGTAGAGTAGAGGTATGGAAAGACCTCTATAACCGATTGAAGAATGAAGCAAGTATTTCTGTTCCGCCCGTATCGGGAAATGATTACGGACAGGTAAGACCACCGTATTTTTATGAGGATATGCACAGTAACAGCAGAAAGGGCGAGTAATTATGTTCACAGCAAATATTGTACCTGGATATGGATTTCAAGAGGTAGAAATTTATATAAAAAGACATGGGAAAACAGCCAGCGGACGTGTGACAGAAGTAGGATACCAACCTGCCGAACAAGCATTTTTGGGTATTGCTGCCGAGGCAAGTCAACGCGAAAAAGAAGAATGGCGGCAAAATCAGCACCCTATAACACATACAGTTGTACAATATGGAGCAACGGTAAAAGCAAAGGCTACCGATTATCTTGTGTTCCCAGACGGACGTAAATTTTATGTTCAGGGTGTAGATAATGCAGGTAGCCTTAATGTATCTATGATTTATTATGTTGAGGAAAGGTTTGATATAAAATGATTAGCATTGAAATTATTGTTCAAGCTGAACTTGATAAGATAAAAGCACAGTTGCCGGGAAGAACTGCACGAGTATCAAGTGCATTGCGAAATTCTGTTTTTAATGTGATGGCAGGCGGCGGTGTATCTGCTCCAGGTCAACCACCGGGAGTGAGAACGGGAAATTACCGTAATTCTTTTGTTTCATCAACAGAAAGCAACGGAATGTCATTTACAGCGAAAGTAACAAGTGATTGTTTGTACGGTCCGTTTTTGGAAGACGGTACAAGTAAGATGGCAGCAAGACCACACTGTGACCGCATTGCAGAAGACGCATTGCCGCAAGCTATTGCAATATACAGTGAACTATATTAAAGGAGAAAGATTTATGTTTGAAGAAATTTTAAATAATCATCTAAGGAAATGTTCCGATATAACATCATATTTAACTAAATATGATGATGAGCCTGCGATTTTTAATCAGACAGCCCCTGACGATATGTCTGATTTATGGAACGATAACGTACAATATGGACGAATTGTATTTTTTGCAAATATGCAATCCGACACAGAACGTAAAATCAGTGGTACAGTAGAAATTGATGTGTATTTACAAGACACATCAGAGATTGAAGCAATAGCAGAAACGGTCAAAACAAATGTAGACGGCTATTTCTTTAGCGGTAAGTCGGAAACAACAATTCTTGCGAAATGGAATTCTACACGATACGTTGATGTTGCGGACAAAAAAATAACCGTTGCGGCGGTATTGTTTACACTACTTGCGTTTCCTAATCAACAAACCTGCGAGCCTGATCCGATTAAACTGGTTAATGAATGGACACGAAAATTACTACCCGATGTAAAACTGATAGGATATGATGAAGATATTCCGACCGTATGGAAACCTCAAAAGGATATTCCTGCGGTGTACTGGCGAAAATCAAAGGTAGGTAATTGTGAACGAATACCGAGCATGTATGCAGGTGATTGGTACACTGCTGTAATGAATGCTCATATCTTTACAGAAGATATAGCTGTTTCTAATGCTATTGCGAGTATGATGTGTACTAAGCTAAATCAAAAAAAGGTATTACAATTTCCTGATGGAACATGGATGCGTGTTGATAATAACAATCAACTTCAGCTTGGAGCTGATGAATTAAGAGTCGGTCAATTATCTGTTGAAGGTGATTATTGCGTATTGCGCAAAGAGCCTGATTCAGAATTATTGAAACATATTAAAATAAATGATTAAGAACGTCTTATTTAAAGGCGTTCTTTTTTGTTAAGGAGGTAATCTTATGGCAACCAAAACTGTAAAAGATGAAAAAACAGCAGATGTGCCAGCTGAAAAGAACTCTGCAAGGGTAAAAACATCATCTGTATCAAGATATACCGTTGATGAATTATCAAAAGCAGAAAATGAATTTAATACGAATAAGGTTATTATTCGTACAGCACTTTCAATGTCAGATAAAGATTTGTTTACGTTGGAAGAAGCTAAAGAGATTGTATCAAAATTTAAAAATAAGGAGGTAAAATAAGCATGGGATATGTTTATGAAGACGGTAAGGAGTACCCTCGTGCCGGTGTTTACAGACGTTCAAGTAACGGTAATGTCAACAATGCGGTAGCGTCTGCTTTAGACGGTATAGGAGCATTGCCTATTAAATCTGATTGGGGACCGCTGAATGAAGTCACCATTCATGAAATTGGAACATCTGATGTTACTATGAAAAATACATATGGCACAGGCGGTACAATGAGTGTGGCAGAGGCTTATATGGATGGCGGCTTAGATAAGTTGTACTTAGTTCGTTTAGGAACAGGCGGTAAGAGCGGCAAGATTGAGCTAAAGTCGAATGAAACAAAGGCAGTTACATTGACACTTAAATATCCTGGAACGCATGAATTTACTGTATCAGTACGAGATAAGTTGGGTGCAGAGAGTACAAGAGAACTTGTAATTTATGACGGTGCAAAAGAGGTTGAAACAATCACATTCACTTCCGGTACAGGTGAGCCAAAAGCGTTGGAAAAAGCCGTTGAAGATGTTCAGAGTAATTACATTACTGCAAAGGCTGAAGATGGTGTTACAGACGCTATTACAGACGTTTCACAGCAACCGTTTGAGGGCGGCGAAAATCCTACCGCTACGACAGCCGATTACAGTACGGCATTTGAAGCATTTGAGCCGTATTACTATAACACAATCGCACTGGATACAGTCGATTCGGATGTACAAGCATTGCTGATAGAATATATCAATACGTCATTTAAAGACGGTAATCTTGCTATTGCTGTTATAGGTGATAAGGGTAGTGTAGATATAAACAAGAGAATGGAGAATGCGTCTAAGATAGACAATTATCCTATTGTTTATTTTGCAAGCGATTTTATCAATTCTGACGGTGAAACTGTCAGCGGACCTGAGGCAATAGCCAAGGCGGCAGGTGTTATAGCTGCAACGCCATCAAGTAAAAGTATCGTTCGTACAGAAATGCCTGGTGCGGCAAAACTTACAGAACGACTAAAGAACAGCCAATACGAAAATGCGGTAAGAAACGGATTGTTACTACTATCTGTTAATGCAGACGGCAAGGTTGTTTTTGACAGCGGTGTTAATACACTGATTAATCCTGATGAAGAAAAACAGGATAACGGCTGGAAGAAAATCAAACGAGCAAAAGTAAGACATGAAACATTCTATCGCTTGGACTGTGAAATGGATAAATTAATCGGAAAAGTCAATGGTACAAAAGACGGTATTGCAAATGTTATCCAACGTGGTCAAGCTGTGCTTGATACCATGGCTGACGAGGGCAAGCTTATTGACCCTACATTTAAGCTTGATACCAATAAGGGGTACGGCGCCGATTATGGCTATTTCGTAGTCAATGCAGTTGATGTTGATACATTAGAGCGTATTTTCATTCATTACAAATGGAAATACAGCGAAAATTCTTAATGATTGGAGGGAATAAAAATGGCAGCTGGAAACAACAGTACATTAGATACAACTGAATTAATGACAGGTAAAGACGGAAAATTATTTGTTGAAGTTAATGGTGTTAATACATTTCTTGCTGAAATCAATGAGTTTAAAGTTGCAATGAATGTAAACACTGCTGAATATCAAGGTGTTGGTTCAATTTTGGTGGGAACTGTTCCGACAGGTGTAACATTTGATTTGACATATACCGAAGCGGTAATCAGAGATGATGTTATAATGGCACCGTTACTTACTGCAATACAAAATGGATACCTTCCGGTATACAATTTTCAAGGTGTTAATACTAAGCCTGATGGCAGCAGTGAGGGACGTATAGCATTTAACAATGCCGTACCAAACGGAACGATTGACTTGATGAGTTTAACTCCTGGTGATGTAATCAAGAGAGCAAACTCATTCAGATTGAATTCTATTCCAAAGATGATTTCAGAAATGGCAGCAAAGCACCTTTACAACTAATCACATAAAAAATGGCTCGTTCTTGGTTTGAGAGGACGAGCCATTTTTAAGTTATAAAAATTTTTAATTTATATATGCGGAGGTAATAAAAATGGTAAATAAAGAAAATACAAATGTAACAGGTCTTGAGTCTTCAACAAATTTTGAACAAGACGAAAAGAGTATTGTTAAGGCATTGCTTGAAGCGGCAGATTATAAAACAGGCAACGAAGATAATACAAAAAAAATATTTGTAAAAAAGCAAAGTGGTGAGCCACTATTTTCATTTAGAATAAGAGGATTATCACAAAGCGAAATACAAGCGGCGGCAAAAAAGGCAACAAAGCAAATTTCTAATCCAGCAGGTCCGAAATATCCTAAAATTTCGGGTGAAAGAAGTACAACGGAATATCATAATAATCTGATTTATACAGCTACGGTTGATGAAGATAAACAGAGAATTTGGGGTAACAATGACATAAAGCAGAAATTCAATATCTTTGATGAGGCTGACTGTGTCGATATTCTGCTTAATGCAGGCACAAAGTCAAAAATAGTTGAAGAAGTTCTTAAACTCAGCGGATTTGACGGTGAGGATGTCGTTGACGAAGAAGACTACATAAAAAACTGATAGAAGTCAGTCCATTAATGCGGAATTTGTATGATATTTTTGTGTATTCGGGATTTCG